ATTGATTACGATGGTGGTAGCTCAGTACTGTCAAAGGCCGGTTCTGGTTGGAAAGAAGTACAAGATAGAATTAAATCAGGAATGCCACCAAAGGATAGGAGTTTAATTAAATCAAGATGAAATTTATACATGAACCAATTGACTTAGGTTATAACGACCTAACAGCAAAGACAACCAAAAAAGGAAGACAATATGTTGACCCAGATGGAAATAAATACCCATCGATTACCACAGTTCTTTCAATATTGTCTGAAGATAGTATTAGGGCCTGGAGAGCTAGAGTAGGTGAAGAAGAAGCAAATAGAATATCAAGACAAGCAAGCTCTCGTGGAACCACAGTACATAATATTATTGAAAAATATGTAGCTAATGACCCAGACTTTATTAAAGGTGAAATGCCAAACAACGTACAAACATTTAAAGATGTTCAACAAGTTATTGACGAAGGTGTAACAAAGGTATATCAACAAGAGGCTCCGCTTTATTCTAAACACTTAGGAGTTGCTGGAAGAGTTGATTGCGTTGGGCAATGGAAAGGTATTGATTCCATTATAGATTGGAAAACCTCTCGTAAATTTAAAAAGAAGGAATGGATATCAAGTTATTTCATGCAATGTGCAGCATATGCAATTATGTGGGAAGAAAGAACAGGAACACCAATTAAACAATTAGTAGTATGTATCGCTGGTGATATGGGTCATCAAGTCTTTGTAGAGGATAGAGATAACTGGACAGGGAAATTAATTGAAACTATTAATGAATATAAACGAAGAAAATTATTTGGGAGATAAAATGAATTATTTATTAGAAGCATTATCTAAAAAATTAGAAGGTGAAATTGAAGTTGCAAAGGCAAACGTGATGGTATACCAAAGAAATTCAGTTGGTATAGGCGAACATCCAGATGTTGTTGAAGCAATTGAAACACAAGTATCTAAGATAGCAGAAGCAGAAGACAAATTAGATACAATAAAAAGACATTTTAAATAAATTAATATTATAAATAGTAGGTGTTTACAAAGCACATAAAATGTGTTATAATATACCTATGAAAAAATTTAACGAATACATAACAGAGCGTTCAGGCAAAGGTTTAACAATCTTTGATATTGACGATACTATGTTTGTATCAAAAGCTCGTGTATTGGTTAAAAATAAAACTACTGGTAAAACAAAACCATTAACTCCTCAACAGTTTAATGATTATAAATTAGGTAACCAAGAGGAATATGATTTTGGTGAATTTAAATCAGCCAAAATATTCTACCAAACAGCAACTCCAATCGCAAGAATGATTGCAAAAGCAAAGGCAATAATTAAAAATGCCACAGCAAAAGGTAGTAAAGTGATTATCGTTACTGCAAGAGCAGACATGGACGATAAAAAACTCTTTATTAAAACATTTGAATCACATGGAATACCAATGAAAAATGTTTATGTTGAGAGAGCTGGTAATGTTGGTGGGCCAAATAGTGCTGCAAATAAAACAGTAGTGTTTAAAAAGTATTTAGATACAGGTAAATATGCAAGGGTCAGATTGTTTGATGACCATAAAGAAAATTTAACTGCATTACTTGATTTAAAAAGGGAATATCCACAGATTGAAATGTTTGCATATTTAGCAGATAAAAATGGTGGTGTTAAAAGAATAAAATAGGATTATATTATGAATGAATTTTTAATTGAAACAAACAAACACATGGACGGTATCCAAAAGTTATATCAATTTCCAAATGGTTATGGTGCAAGTGTCATTAAACATAAAGGTTCTTATGGATACGATAAAGGTCTGTGGGAATTGGCTGTGTTAAACGAGGGTGAGTTATGTTATGATAGTGAGATTACAGGTGATGTGATTGGTTATCTTAACGACCCACAAGTTGATAATATATTAGGACAAATATCGAGGTTATAAGATGCCAATAAAATTAGGAAAATCACACACAACAATAGATAGAGCTACTAAAAAAGCTACTACAGTACATCCGTACATAAAAACATTTAACAAATTAGATTTAATTGAAAAATATAATGCGTCAAACACAAGACCAAAAGACAAACAAAAAATTAAAAACGAATTGGTTAAAAGAGGCGGAGTAGTTTTTGAGTAAACAAACAAAATATAGAGAACAAACTTACGGGTTAAGCAATTATCGTTTAGGTTTACGAAAGAAGGAAAGGAATCGTAGGCTGATAGGATTGGGAGTCGCCGTAGCATTTTTAATTATTGCAGGGTATTTATTTTTTAATAATGGGTAAAATAAGACAATGGTTTACTAATTGGTTGGATAAACGAATAGAAAAATCAATACAAAAACACGCAGATAAATTATTTTTTAAGGATAGTGATGAAAAATAAAAATGATATAACCGGTGATTTAATTAAATCAAAAACAGGTGGACAAAAAGCTTATGCTGATGGTTGGGAAGCTATCTTTGGTAAATCAAAGGTAAGAAAAAAGACTCCTGAGCATGGGCAAACTCAAATACATAAGGATAAAACTAAAGAGGTACCTAGACATTATAAATATAATAATATAGAGGAACAACTATGAGTATAGATATAGACCAATTTGATTTTGGATTTACTGCTGTAGATGAAAACGAATTAGAAGCAGTACAAAAATTATCATCAGAAGCTTCAACTGTTGCAGCATCAGCTGAACAAAACGAAGAGAAGTTAAATAAATTGTATAATGCAATTTTACCTTTATTATCGAATTTAAAAGCAAACCCAGAAAAGGATTATATTTACTGGCCAAATAGGACAGAAAAAGTAGAAGCCTTTGAAGATTTAATATCAGGGATAGTTAAATAATGGCAATAGGAACAACTAATATTTCGCTAGGTAACATTTATGGAGAGGTAAATGATACACTTCCAGGTGGTACTAATGTATCATTAAAAACCCAATCAGAAAGTTCTGCAAATACCACACATACCTCGACCATATCTGGTTATACATCACCAGGTGGAGGATTAACAGGAGCTCCATACGGAATGGGCGAATTTGGTGGATATATTAATCTTCAGCTTGATTCGTTTCCAAGTCTTACTCAGGGTTATCTATTAGGTAATAATCTTCAAGGTAGCACAGGTTCAACTGGTTTTAACTATAGAAAAGAACATTTTTCACAGCAAGCTAATGTACAGGTAGGAGCTTTTGCAACGATTGGTTTTAAACATGATACAGCAAATGATAGAATTTTACTACGATTTTTTAGCGGAACTAATTCAGCTCAGGCACTTGTATTTGAACAAAAAATAGATTATGTAGGGCTTGGAAGTGCAACATGGACATGTAATTATGAATATCATAATAGAAGTGTAGCTATTGCAACCCTTACTCAGGGTAATGGAAGTCCTGAAGCAGTATGGCCTGGTACTACTACAGGTGGAAGTTTAGCTGAAAACACATATCATAGTATACCAACATCATCATATAGATATTTTTATCATAGAGTTAGTGCAGATTATAGTAATTTTAATGATAATGGACAAGCAAGATTAGGAGATGCTGTAATCTTTAGCGACCAGACTAACGATGTACGATTTAATGTAAAAGCAACATTAAATGGAACAGACTATACTGCTACCTCATCATCATTTGCTGTTAATATGATTGCACAAAGAGGATTCTTTGCTCCATAAGGATAAATAATATGTTTTTTAAAAAGGATAAAGATATGAATATAGAACAATTAAAAGAAACACTGAAAATAGATGAAGGAGTGGTATATGAAATTTATAATGACCATCTTGGTTATCCAACATTTGGAATTGGTCACCTCGTTCTTGAACGGGACGGAGAACATGGGTTACCGGTGGGTACTCCAGTCTCAGAGGATAGAGTTAGCGAATGCTTCGAACAAGATGTACAAGTAGTAATAGAAGATTGTAAAAAATTACATGATGGTTGGGACGGTTACCCAGAAGAGGTAAAACAAATTATCGCAAACATGATGTTTAATATGGGACTTACGCGCTTAAGTAAATTCAATAAGCACAATGCAGCGCTGCAGTGTGGAGATTGGAAGGAGGCTGCTGTAGAAGGCAGAGATTCAAGATGGTACAAGCAAGTAACGAACAGAGCCGAAAGGCTAATGAAAAGACTCGAGGAGATATAAAAACTAATAAAGGTTGGTTTTGGTGTCATGAGAGAAAAGACTACTTCCGTTGGGAAGAGTTGATGAACTATAAATATAATAAATAATGGAGGAAATATGTTTAATTGGTTGAAAAGACTTTTTGATAATACTGAACCTGAAGCTACTGGTGTAAGAGCTAGAAATGCAAAGGGTCATTATGTTGCTGATGATAAATCAACACCTAAGGTCAATGAAGCTTATGTAGATGGTAAAACACCAAAGCGTAAGCCAAGAAAAAAACCTGCCGCAAAGAAAGCTGCACCTAAAAAGGCACCAGCAAAAAGAGGCAGACCAAAAAAGACTACAACTAAAAAGTAATTAGTTATAATTTTATAAAAAGGCTCCAGGTAGGGGCCTTTTTGTTATAAATAGATACATAAAATAATATTATAGGAATTTAAAATGGCAAGTACAATTAAATTATTAGGACCTGAGGTCAATTTAGCGACAGCTACAAATGTGAGTTTTGCAAAAGTTGTAAGGGTATTAAACAATAAAGCATCAGTTCAACTTATCACCCGAGCAGATTCAGATGGACAGGTTTTAGGAACTGTTACATTAGCAGCAGGCGAAATAGCTTATATAGAAAAAGCCTCTACTGATACATTATTAGGTGTCGCAACTTCTTTAGCAGTAGGAGTTGGGTATAGTAACTAGTGGAAGAAGCACTAGCAATATTTCAAGATTTAGGGTTACCTATCGCAGGTGCTCTGGTCATGGGATATTTTATATTCATTATTATAAAACAAATATTTGAAGGTATTGTTGACGATATAAGCACACTTACCATGTTCTGTGAATCTCTGGAAAATAGAGCACGAACAATGAGTAATGAGATGATAAAAATAGACTTATTAGTAAGTAGTGCATTAGAATTAAGACCTGACATTGAAAGGATTGCAAGAGCAGAAAATTTCATTGAAGATGGCAAACTTGATGTAAGAAGAGATTAGTATGGAAGAAATGAGTACAGTGGCTCAGTTGGTGGCCGATTATGGTTTTCCAACAGTTATGGTTATAGGGTTAGGTTATTTCGTATACTTTGTTTATAGTTTTATAAATGAAAATATAGACCCAGCAATTGAGAAAATGCATTTTCAATTAATAAAAGTAATTGACCAAATGAGAATGCTAGACCAAGATTTAATAAGGTTACAGCAAAAGGTTGATACAGTTTTGGAATATAAAGAAAATGAACAAAAAAGACAAGTTAAAAGAAAAGATAGAGATAATAACTCTAGCTAGTTTATTCATAATATCAATTATGGCTGTATCGCCAAATGTACAAGCATCTCCAATTGTACATGAATTTAAAAATCCATCATTCAGTGGAGCAGGTACTGGTGCACATTACCTCACTATTGAAAACCAAGAACATAGCAGAAAGAAATCCATAGAAGAAGCTTTGGAATCTGCAGCAAAAGCAGCTCAGAGAGAAGCTGAAAACACAACACTCGCAAAGTTTATTCGAAACTTAGAAAGTAGAATTTATGCTCAATTATCAAAACAATTGGTTGAATCAATGTTTAGTAATGATACTGCATCAAACTTTGGTTCATTTGCCCTTGAAGGTAGTATTATAACATGGGAAGTTGTAACCAATGCAGAAGGAACTGATGTTATAAAAATGACCATTGTCGATACTGAAGGTACAACGACAATTATAGAAATTCCTATAGGAACAGGTAATTTTGGTCAAGACCCTGATACTCCTACAGGTGGTGATGGTGGTTAAATATCTTTTAGCCGCAATATTAATATTACAAGGTTGCGCGGCCGTTCCAAGATGGACTGAAAATCCACAAAATTGCAATCCTAATATGTGGGGTCCAGAATATAACCACGATGTATGGAACTATGCAAAAGCATCTGGTAGAATCTTTACTAAAGCAATGCCATATATTTGTGTTGAAAATCCGGAAGTCGTTCGAATGCCTTCTTATATTGAATTATTAGAAATACCACCAGCAAGGGAAATGCCAGTGGTTGCTGTATATCAATTTTCAGATAAAACAGGCCAAAGAAAAGCAAGGCCTGGTATTGCAGATTTCTCAACAGCCGTAACTCAAGGTGGAGTTGAAATGGTGGTTGATGCTTTAAAAACTGCAGGTCAAAATTCATGGTTTCGTGTTGTTGAAAGAAATGGTATAGACCATTTAGTAAGAGAACGACAAATCATTCGAAGTGCAAGGCAAGATGTTGCTAAAAAAGAAGGCCAAGAAAAATATAAAGAATTGAATCCACTTTTATTCGCAGGAATAATTATTGAAGGTGGTATTATTGGTTATGATACTGACATTAAATCAGGAGGGCGAGGCGCACGAACTCTTGGTATTGGTGTAAGTAGACAATATCGTCAAGATGTGGTCACAATAAGTATGAGAGCCATTTCGGTTCTAACAGGCGAAGTATTATTAAATGTACAAACTCGGAAAACAATATTTAGTTATGGTACTGGAGGCGATGTATTTAAATTCATCGAAGAAGGAACACAACTAGTAGAGTTCGAAGACGGAATTGGAAATAATGAGTCGGTGACTTACGCAGTGCGAACAGCCATTGAGGCTGGAGTACTGGAATTAATCTACCAAGGCCACAGACGTGGTTATTGGGAAATCGAGGGGTATAACGAAAATGAATAAACTATATAGTGTGGTCCTATCTGGACTATTAGTGTCGACTGGATTCGTTTTTGCACAAGCCACTGATGATAACGAAGTTAATATATTACAATCAGGTGATACACTTAGTTTGTATATAGACCAATTAGGGTTTGGTAACAAAATAGGCGGAGATGATTTTTCATCTAGTAGCTCAGCTATGTCTATTACAGGTTCCAGCTTGAATTTTGATTTAGACTTCACAGGGAACCAAAACATTTTATTTGGGCCAGTTGTAGCAGATAGCTCTACTTATAAGCTTGACTTTACAGGTGATTCAAACGAAATTGATTGGAACATTGGATATATCGGAAGTGCTGATAGTTCAGACATAAACTTTGATGTAACAGGAAGTAGTAATACTTTTGACTTAGACCAAGGTTATGTTTACAGTGCAGAAAGATTGGATGCGGATTTAATACTCATTGGTAGCAACAACATCTTTGATGTTGACTGGGAGAGTGATGATGTTGTATGGAATTGGGACGTTACCGGTAGTTCTAATAACATCAATACATTACAATCAGATGGTGCTAATGAAATGACCGTTGAATTAAATGGCGATAGTGCTGATATTGATATTAATCAAATATCTGGTACATGTGCAGCAACAAATGCAGCATGTTCGTCACCAAATGCAATAATAACTTTGGATATTACAAGTGATAATGCAACAATTCAAATCAATCAAAAAGATTCGTCTAGCGATTCTTCTTAATTTGTTATTCATCGGTGGGGTCTTAGCTGACCCCATCGGCGAAGTGATAGAGCAGACCGGTTCAGGTCAAATTATAAGAGATAAAGAAGAAATACAGGTAGCAGATTTACCTGAGGTAGAACTAAACGATATTGCAGAAACTGCAAATGGTAAAATGAAAATTGAGTTTTTGGATAAGGCTCAATTGGATTTAAAAGAACATTCAGAGGTATTAATAGACGAAATATATTATGACCCTGACCCATCATTATCCAAAATGTCAATGAAGTTTACTATGGGAACAGCAAGATTTGCTTCAGGTTCTCTTGGATTAATTAATAAAGCAAACATTGATATACAAACACCCACAGCCACAATTGGTATTCGTGGAACAGATTTTACAACAACCATTGATGAATTAGGTAGAAGCTTAATTGTTTTACTACCTGACCAATATGGTAATCCATCAGGCGAAATAACAGTAACCAATTTAGGTGGTACAATTACTTTAAACCAAGCTTATCAAGCAACAATGGTATCATCACTTGATACGATACCAACTAATCCTATACAAATACAAGGTATTACTCCATCAATGATTGATAATATGTTTATTGTGAATCCTCCACAA